ATATAATATTGGCTATTGTGAAACAGGAAAATACAAGAACTCTATTGTTATTCCCTCATACAATGAAAACGGTAGACTCAACTATTTCATTTCGAGATCATTTGAAAAAGACCCAAGTAGAAAATACAACGCACCTTCTTGTAACAAAAACGATTTAATTGGATTTGAGTATCTTATAAACTGGAAGGTTCCGGTCATTTTATGTGAGGGTATTTTTGATGCTATTGCTTTAAAACGCAACGCTATTCCTCTATTCGGTAAGACCATTCCAAAAGCACTAATGATGAAATTAGTACAAAGCGATGTAAAAACGGTTTATTTAGCGCTAGACAACGATGCATTAAAGCAATCGATAGATTATGCCAAACAATTAATTGACCTTGGTAAAGACGTTTATTTGATTGAATTACAAGGCAAAGATCCTTCTGATATAGGTTTTGAACAAGTAACTAAGTATTTACATACAGCAAAGCAGCTTACATTTGGTGCTTTACTACTTAAGAAAATGCAACTATGATTATAGAACAACGCTCAGATGAGTGGTTTAAAATAAGAAGAGGTAAAATAACCAGTTCAGAGATACATAAAATAATGGGTGGAAAGGAAAATACCCTAACAGACACAGCAAAAACCTATTTACTTGAAAAGGTAAGTGAGTTTTTTGGAGCAATAGCTCCACTAGCAGGAGGACCTGCCTTGGATTGGGGTACTAATTTAGAACCAGAAGCTATTAAAGTTTATAGTGGTAAGAAAAATTTAACCGTAAATGCATCTTCTTTTATTCCTGTAGGAGAGTATTATGGTGGTTCACCTGATGGAGAAGTGCAGCCTGATGGTATTATCGAAGTAAAATGTCCCTATAATTCCGTTAATCATTTTAAACACGGATTAATAAAGTCGGTAGAAGATTTCAAAAAGGTGGCTCCAAACTACTACTACCAGTGTCTTTCTAACATGATTTGTGCAGAAGCTAGGTGGTGTGACTTTATTAGTTACGATCCAAGAGTAGATTCACAGTACCAAATGTTTATTTTTAGGTTAGACTTAGATGAAAAAGAAGCCGAATATGTGGGAGAAAAGATCAAAGTAGCTGTTGCTTATATGAAAGAATTAAAAGAAAAAGTGGAAAACGCAAGACTAATAGAAGGCTAGATATTTATTAGCATATGATTAATGCTGAATTACTAGGTTATAGAATAGCCGAAGCCATGATAAACGGAGCAGGTCCTTGCTTTTATCCTGGTAAATTTAAACCTCCACACAAAGGACACTTTGAAGCAGCTAAAAATTTAGCTAGTAGAGACTATGTAAAACAGGTAAATGTTTTAATTAGTAGGAAGACTATAGATGGAATTACACCTGAAGATTCCTTACAAATTTGGAATATGTACTTGAGAGCAGAGCCAAATCCAAAAATAACTGTAACTATTTCGACAGATGAATCTCCAATAGTTGGTATTATTCACTACCTAAAGGCTAATTCAACTGTCAATCCTGTGTACGTAGCTCAGGGAGATGATGAAAAAGATGATGCAGATTACATAAAATCACTCCAAGATCAGTTTGGAGATAGGGTTAGAGCAATTCAGGTACATGAGAAAGCAGGTATTGTATCAGCTCCCTATGTTAGAAATACACTAAGTAGTGGTGATTATGAGAAATTTGCAGAAACAGTTCCGGAAGCTGCATACAATAAAGGTGTTGCACCTAAGGTTTTTAAAATGTTAGCACCAAAAGTAAAACAAGACAATGGACCAGAAGAAGCTTAATACGCTTAAAGACTTTATTAAATTTTGCAAAAAAGAATTATACATACAATCACTACCAAATATTAAGTTGATTGCTGATAAAGCTTTTGTTGAGCAATTTAGATCATACGGAGAATATAATCCAAACGACAATTCAATTAAAGTATTTTACTTAGGTAGAAACTTGGCAGATGTTTGTAGGAGTTTAGCACACGAATTAACTCACCACCGTCAAAATGAGTTGAAAATGATTGAAGGTGGTTCTGGAGAAACAGGATCAACTATTGAAGATGAGGCTAATGCAATGGCTGGTATTTTAATGAGGGATTACGGTAAACTTAATTTAAGTGTATACGATTTAGATTCAATATGATAAAGCTAATAGATTTATTAAATGAAAGAAAACAAGTTGGTACTTTGTATCATTTTACTAGCTACTCTAACATGGTGGCTATCCTAGGTGATAATTTAGTTTTAAAATCAACTCACGGTACGCTAGTACAGCCTTATATTTCCTTCACAAGAAATAAAAGTATGTCCAGCGACTCTATATCAGATCAAGTAAGAATAGCGATTGATGGTAATTTACTATCGGATAGATATAAACTAGAGCCACATGCAGATGCTGCAGCCGGATACGGTAGAAGTTCCGTGGATGAATCAGAAGAAAGAATAAGCATAAAAAGATATCCAAAAGGTGTAGACATTTCAAAATGTATAATTGAAGTTGCTGTAAAAAAACCTAGCATTGTAGGTAATCAAGATTTTGACGATGAAGAATCTTTTGAACCACCCGCTTTATCGACCTATTTTGATTTAATTAAAATGCTAGAAGCAAAAAATATACCCTACAAAATAGTAGATAAACGAAAATAGTATGGAGCAGCAGGAAAAGTATTTTGCTTATGGGAGTAACATGGATATTGCTGAGTTTGAAGCAAATTACAAAACTGCAAAAGCTATTGAACTTGCGTGGTTAGATGGATATGAATTAGCTTTTGATAAAATAGCTAAGAGAGATCANGACAGCTCAGTAGCAGATNTNGTTAAAGCTCCAGGCAGTAAAGTATTTGGAATTTTATATACAATTGACAGTAGTGAAATACCAAAATTAGACAAACAGGAAGGTGGATATAAAAAAATATCAGTTAAGGTACACGGTAAAAACGGTAAAACACATAGTGCAATAACGTATACTGTAATAGATAANAAAGCATTACCNAACCCAAATCCAAAATTATTTTACATTCGTAAGATGTTAATAGGATTAAAGGATGCTATTAAATTAGGGGTAGAAAAAAAGCCAAAGGAAGTAGAAAAGTATTTAATTAAATACGCTAAACATATAAAAGATTTATATAAAATATCAAAATAACCGTTATGGAAAATAATTTAAAGAAAGAATTTGCACCACGAGACGTGCAAAGGATGAGAAACATCATTTCAGGTAATGCAAACGATGCAACTCAAATACAATCTGGTTACGAAAAATACGTAGAAAGCCATAAAGAAGGAGATGTTTGGGAAGATGGTGGTAAAAAGTGGACCATTAAGGGTGGCTTAAAACAAACTGTAACTAAGCTTGATGAAATAAAAAAACTAGTTGTACTACCTCTTTGTTGTCCGAAATGTGGTGGAGTTATGAAGGCACATGAGTATAATAGGAAGATGTGGGCTATCCACCAAATGTGTATTGACTGTGTTTCTAGAATGGAGTCTGACATAAAAAACCAAGGAAAGTGGGAGGAATACTGTTCTAACATAATGAATAGCAATAAAAACGCTCAGCTAAGCGACTTAGAAAGAGCCTTAGATGCTTGGGTTGATCAAAACGATACTTTTGTTTCTGAAATGGGGGAAGTGGAGAAATGGGGCGGAGGCGATAAAGCATCAGTCTATAAAGAGGTAAAAGAGAAGGTTGCTGAACTGAAGAAGTTAGATATTTATAAACAAGAAAACGTTTAGAAATGCCTTTCAAATCTAAAGCACAACAGAGATTTATGTATGCTACTATGCCAAAAACGGCTGAAAAGTGGGCTCATGAAACTCCAAGTATTAAAAAATTACCACAACACGTTAAAGAAGATAATATGATGGAAGAACATTGGGATCATCCGGGTTGTGAAGACAAGGTCGGTAAGATAATTGTGGTGTTAAAACCAACTCCAGAATCCTCACCTGAGGATTTAGTTCATCATTCACATGCTTTTGGTATGGGTCAATTCAATCCAGAATCAGTGCATGGTGTCTACAGCGATGAAGATGAAGCTAATATTGTAGCTGAATCTGCTTGTAATGAACTACATAGCCGCATGTCTAAGATGGAAAAGAAAAAAGACCACGTTTTAGATGAAATAACTAAACACATTAGCAGACTTCAAAAAGAAGTTAATGGTCATATGAAAGAAGCTGCTGAAAAACCTGAATTGACTGAAAAGCATCATGAGTTAGCAGAAAGAAAGATGGCTAAAATTAGAGAATTACGCACTAAACATATAATGGTTACAGCTTCTAAAAAAGAATTACCTAAAAAAGAAGAAGAATAATGGACCAAATATCTCAATTTATATCGACATTATTAGCTTCTCGTAACCAAGCTCATGTTTTTCACTGGCAAGTTGAAGGACCTGGTTCTTATGCTGCACACAAAGCATTGAACAAGTATTATGATGAAATTTTAGAAGCAACTGACGAGTTAGTAGAAAGCTACCAAGGAAGATACGGCATCATTAAAGGATACACTTCCCCAGCTACATTTAAAGAAGATGATCAATACATAACTTATTTTGAAGCGCTATCTAAGTACGTTGAAACTGCAAGAAAAACCATAGTAACTCAAGATACTTACATTCAAAATCAGATTGATGAGATTGTAAAATTAATCGAAACTACTAAGTATAAACTTAAATACCTACACTAATGGGCCTAAGAAATCCTAAAGATAATCCATGTTGGAGAGGATATCATCCTGTTGGAACTAAAATGAAGGATGGTAGAGAGGTTCCAAACTGTGTACCAATAGAAGAGTTGCATGTAATGGACCATGATGGAATGAATGAGTTTCAAACTCTATACGCTACTTTAAAAGGATCTAATATGAATGAACATATAGTATTAGATGAAGGGTTAGAAACTGAGAACTACTGTCCTCAATGTTTAGCTGAGTATATTACTGAATGTTGGAATAATGGAATACTTGAAGAAGCAGAATACCACGGTCACAAAGTGACTCTTGGTAAACCTTTTTTAACACCAGGCGGACCTAAGAAAAGATCTGTTTATGTTAAAAACCCAAAAGGAAATGTTATTAAGGTGAACTTCGGTGATCCTAATATGAGAATAAAGAAAAGTATCCCCGCAAGGAGGAGAAGTTATAGAGCAAGACATCATTGTGATAACCCTGGACCTAGAACAAAAGCAAACTATTGGTCCTGCAAAGCTTGGTAATATGATAAAGTTAAAGGATCTACTTAGTGAATGTTGGGAATGTGAAAGAGATAAACAAGGTAAAGACTTCACTCACGGTGAAGATGGTAATGCACCTATGGCTGATGGTGAGTTGAGATCAATCGCATCTAATGCATCTAAGTTAATCAGCATGGTTCACCCAGAAGACCAACTCCCAGCTTGGGCATTAGCTAAAATTACAGTAGCATCAGAAAATTTAGCGTCGGTTGCTAGATACATTAGCGAAATGGAAGCTGAAATGGGTGGTGAAGAAGAACCAACTCCAGGCTACGAAGTAAACCCAGCAATGTTTGAAGATNAAAACTGGATTCAAAAAGCAGTTAATCCTAAACACAAAGGTGCTTTACACAAAGCATTNCACGTAGGAAAGGAAAAAGATATTCCTCAAGCTAAGCTTAACAAAGCTACTCACAGTAAGAATGCACACCTAAGACACATGGCACAATTCGCTAAAAACGTACAAAAATAATATGACAAATAGAGAAATCATAAGAAGATTGATACTTAATGAAGTTGAAAGAATGGAACCTAACGTTCAATCTTTTGAAGATGATCCTATTGGCTACATTTTACAAAAATATCCTACTTTAGAAAAGACGTTAACTATGTTAATGAGCTCAGCCTATAAGGATTACATTACTGGTATTTATATTATTTCTCCAAAACCTACNACTTTCAAAATTGTATTACACAACGACCAAGAGTTTACTCTTACGTTTTTAGGTAAAGCATACGAAGCAAAGGTTGCCGGTAAGAAATATTACTTACAAACAATTGGTGAAAGAGAAAGATGCATGAATGCTATTTCAAGACTACTTGCCTTAGGTAATCCAATCGATACGAAAGGTCCTAAAGGAGAAGAACAAGCAGCAGACGGTGAAGATAAAGGTGGTGGAAGTACACCTCAAGGTCCACCAGAAGAAAATACACCAGAAGAAGCAGAAGCAGGTGAAACTGAATCGTAAATAATTCCACTCTTAGGATAGTATCCTTTGATCGACCCGACCTTAAAAAGTCGGGTTTCTTGTTGTTAGTTTAAAAATTAAATTGTA